GCCGAAGCAAGGTGTCGTTCCCCGCACTTCGTACACAGAAAATATGAAGGTTCGTCTGCGTCATCAAACAACCAATCGTAGTCGTGTTCACACTTAACCGGCACTCTGGCCTCCCGGAGCCGGCATTCCCATTCCGCCACGAGCCCGGTTGCCCGGCTGCGTCGGCTGAGGTGCCATCTGTCCCTGTTGGGCGTTCACGGCTTGCGGGCCCATACGCTGTGGGGACTCCGCCGCGCCCTGCTGCTGGAGCATCTGCGCCATATGCTGGGCTTGCTGGAGCTGCATAAACTCCTGGAGATGCCGCTGGATCAGTTGCTTGATCTCAGGCCTGATGATCGGGTCCTGGAGCGCCGCCTGGAGTTCCGGGATCTGAGTCTGCTGGTTCTCCCCGAACGACGGCGGTACGTACTGGCCCGTGACGAAGAGCTGGAGCTTCTGGGCCACCGAGCGAACCGGGCTCTGCTCTTCGACGTAGAAGTCCGGGTCTTTGCTGTAAGCCCTGAGAAAGTCCGTCACGACCCGGCGGACGCCCTTGAGGCCGACGATGCCTACCTGCATCAGTGCGGGGTTCATGATGGCCTGCATGATGATCGTGGCATCGTCGCGCATCTGCTGGCGGTTGAGGGTCTCGGACGTGGCGGCTAGGCGCAGGTCGTACTTGCCACTAATCTCCGTCCGATCCTTCACTCGGATCACAGCCGGGCGGCGCCCCGTGACCCGGAATTCCTTGCCAGGGGGCAGGTATTCTTGATCGAGGGCCAGCACATCCTCGAACACGCCGAGCCATAAGCGCTGGAATCCCTGAAGGGCCGTCTTGAACCGCAAGCCCGATTCGCTCAGGAGTGTCTGCGTGCCTGACGCGGTCCGGGTCGCACCAACACGGTTGGGCTGTCGCCCGATGCTGAGATCGGTCACGCCCGTTACACGCTCAAACATCTGCATGAGCGTGGCTTCCTCTTGATGTCCCCACGCCGGCGAGCCACCCCAGCGTGGAATATTGATATCCTTCTGGGGATCGTCTACGTCGAGGAATTCCCCGGGCCGGAGCCGTTGCGTAATCGGCGGCATCGTCGCCGATGCGCGTTTAAAGCCGAACGGGAGATTCTGAATCGTGGCGTAGTCAACGCGCTGGTTGTGGATCGCGTTGATTTCATCCTGAATGCCCTTGATAACCTCCGCGAAGGCCAGACCATAGAAGCGGAATGGAATCGGGAAATACCGGCCCACACGGAGAGGACGCCGGCCGTGAGCATACACATTATCGAGATAATCCCAGCCGAGTATACGTCCCGGAAGGTCTGTCGCCACCCACGTGATGATCTCTTCATCGAGGCCGTCCCCGTCTACGTCATACCGCCGGTAGTCTTCGAGGATTTCGTACTGGCTTGCGCGTACGTTCGACGGGCCTTGGCCTTCAATGCCCTCAGTCTGATCCAAGCCCTCACGGTAGCGAGCAGAGTCCATCGTCGGCTTGTCATCACTGGGTTCTCCGTCATGCTGGTCCAGAAGCTCTTGGACCGTATCCGTGTAGAACCGGCCGAGGAGACACTTGCGCCGCAGGTCATCCTCATTGAGCCAGAGCCGATGCTGCACCCACGGAAGATCCATGACCTCGTGGCCACCCTTCGCGGGAGCGATAAGATCTACGGGATCGACGAGGTCAACATGTGGACCCTCAGTGACCTCATCGCGATCTACGAGCACCTGGACGCCCGAGTCGATGAACTTGAGCTGGATGATGACTTCCAGGTCATCTCCGGAATACGAGGGCACGGGAATGTATCCGCGCCATTTCAGCTCATCCAGCTTCTTCACCTGGCGTGGCTTGGTGGCCCCGAAGATGGCTTCCAGGATATTAGGGATCGCGGTGCCAGGTGGGAACTCCCGCACGAACTTGCGTCGCCTGCGATCCACTTTCCAGTACGTCTTGCAGATGGCCATGCCGGGCTGGAGGTACAGGTGAGCGGATTGGGTCACCGTCGCTTCCAACCCCATCTCGCTCAATACCTGCCAGTTGAGGACCGATTCCACCTTGTCTTTACGGTCCTCGTCGGCGGCCTTCGTGGGAACCACCATGATGGGAGGAGTCTGTCCAAGCACACCGTCCACGAGCCGGGGCTTGAACGTCTCGACTCCCATCATGGTGATGGGGATATGAAAGTTTGAGGCACCTGGCCACGGGAAGTCCTTCTCCCCGACGCGGTTGTAGTAGGCGTCTTCCCATTCAGCGAGGCGGGATTCCCACTCAGAACGGTCCTGGATGGCCGCTTCAAAGTCCGCTATGATCAGTTCGGCCAGATCACGCTCATCGTCAGAATCCAAGCGTGGAACGATGGACCGCTGAAGCGTAGACTCCGGTGGAATGTCCGGTTCGGGGACCGGAATCTCTAACTTATCCTGCTCGGGTGAGTCCATGCTCACTTTACTGGCTTGAGGGTTATCTGCTGGCATTCGGAGATGGCGAGCACCTGTTGACTCAATGCTTTGGCATCTGTCAGCGCGGCGGCGAGCCCTTCTTCACACGACGTGAGGCTCGATCCGCCACTCACGACCATCCCCTGTTGCTGGATGAGCACCATGAAGACCCACAAGACGAGAGCTTCTGTCATCGGAGTCCTTGGTCACACGTCATCGGATCTTCCCCTCGGAGGACACGCAAAGTAACGCAGTTGCGGAGATATGCATTTACGAGGTCCTGGAGCCACTTCTGACCGGGCTTACTGAAACTTCCGTATTCGTCAACGAGGGCGGGTCTCTCCTGAGGGGCCATCGCCAGAGGGGGCTTCTCGGGGCGAACTACTACGGTGCAGCCACTCCAGATCAACAGTAACGTCACGCACGCTAGCATGAGCGTCAGCCAGTTTCGAGGATTCATCAGCTCGCGCTTGAGCCTGTGCGGCCCTCTCGGCGTTGCGACCTTGGTGGTACGCCGCGATCCACTGGAAGAGCGGCCCCCAGATCTTGCCGAAGAAGCCGCCGAGGACCGTTCCGAACCACGCAAGCACGTAGGCCCTTTAGGCTTTGTTATTGTCCTTGGCGAAGTAGCCGAGGAGCGCAAATGCGAGCGATTGGACCCCGTCCAGGATGCCTCCGAAATCCGGAAACACGCCCTTGAGCCACGGGATGATCGCGGCCACTAGGCCGGCAATAGAGGTCTTCCAATTCATGAGTGTGTCTCCTTTCTCCTGTGAATGAAATTGCACAGGGCTTGGGTTCCGTCTCCGCCTTCACCGCTGATGATGTAGGCGGATTCGTTCCCCACGAGCCGGTCAGATTCGCCGTGTGTCGTGGGAAAGTGCAGTGAACAATAATGGACGTGCGCGTAATCGGAGGTGGGCGGAGATTGGCAGTCTGGGCACCAACCCAGCTCGGCGATCTCGCCCGGCTCGGGTGTATTGAGTGGGAACATTCAGCGCAACCCCTTCCCATACGAAAATTCCTTCGCGACTTTGGGCGAGGGGCACTTGCCCTTCATGTGCTGTGGATTGTGGAGACAGGCCGCCATGAAGCGTTGCTGCTTGGCGGATTTGGCTGGCATTAGGCACCCTCCGGCAACTCAAGATGGGGATAGTCTTTGAGAGACTTCCAATTTCCTCCCCAGTGCAGACCGTACTTTTTCGCCAACTCCCCAAGGGGCGCATACTCGTCAGCGTCCCACGAGACTTTCCCATTGATGACGACGGCCACATCGACCGCTCGCGCGGGCGTGTAGTTGTGATTGGACTTCTTCGTCACCCCGTCGACATTCGTTACCTTCTGACCCGGCTGCGTGCGTCCCTTGGCATAGAGGCGTTGCTGCTCTTCGACGGATCTCTGGGTGCAGGTCAGCATGAGGTCATTCCCGGTGGATTCACGGAAATCGGCTAAGATACATGCGTAAGCCAACTGCAACGCGGGTTCGGCGTCAGAAAGACGCGTTGATGACACGGCGTTTCGGGCTCCCGTACCCGTGATAATCGAGATCTTTCACTGGAGGGAGTGGCGTGGCATGTCTCCGTAATCCCAGCGCGCTGTACAAGCCCGTGCAGAGATAGCGAAGCGCCGCGTGTGCGTCAGCCCACGGATGCAGGCTCTCGTCGGGCTCGTCGGCAGCGACCCCGTTCTTGCGCTCGGGATAGACATACTTACCCAGAAATCCCTGCACGAGCACGGGGGCCTGCGAGGCGTCCACGTAGAAACCCGGAGTCCCGTCTATTCGCTGCTGGAGGAGCTGATGCACGAGGGATCGCCCATCCTTTCGCGACCAGCCCCATTCCCATCGAGGGAAGATCCCGAGCTTATTCAGGATCTCTACGTCTCGAACCTCTGAGCGCTCGCTGGCCGCTGCATTCACCTGCTGGCCTGCGGGGTCGCAGAAGTCTTCGAAGCCGGGCGTGTGCTGGGGATACCACTGAGCGCAGCGCTCGATCACTTTCTCCGCGAAGGCTCGGGTCGTCTCCTCGTGCCCGATCACCTCACGCAGGATCACGAGCCGGTCCTGGGGATCAATCTGGGCCACCAGGCATGCGGGGGCATGCCAGCCGAAGTCCCATGCCCGGTAGATGACCTTTCGTGTGCGATGCTGGAGCGGCTGCACATGGACCATCTCGGAGAACTCGGGGTAGACACGGACACCGGCGGCCACCCAGAAGCTAATCTCGAATTCTTGAGCCCAGGCGTTGGGGTCCGGGTAAAGGCGTCGAGCCCGCTCGTGCCATGCGGCACCCGTTTCTGTTGCGGGGTCCTTCTCCGGATCACAGGAGTAGTGGACCCGGACGGCTGTTACGCCGAGCTCGTTCTCAGCAACGGTGAAGCCCTTCACAGATATTGTCCGCCGGGCTGGGCGGTGTCCAGGATATGGGCAATATCCATCATGCTACCCAGCGACATTTCACCGCGCCGTGCGTATTCGCTGCACTCACTAATATCGAGATGCACGCGCCGCCAGTGCTCGTAATTCTGCTGGCACGTGACATCGGGAATGGCTTCGTATTGGCGTCGCGTAATCCACGCATGCTTACAGGTGCGGCAGAGCCCGGTAACTTCTGGAAACCTGGCGGTGCGCTTGTCGTCAATTCGTCCAGCCGCGTAGATGCGATCCTTGTCCTTATCGTCCAGCTCTTTCAGCTCTTTCACGCGCCCGCTCCCAGCCCGTTTCCCAACCCGTCGTATTCCTGGGCCGCCGGATCGAGGTCGAGCGCCAGCACAACGGTACGTCCCGCAAACTCTCCCGTGCCCTGCATGCACGTCACGGCGACAACGCCCTGCGGCTCTGAATGGAGAATCATCGCGCTCAAGAGCCGGTCGAGCGTGGAGTGCAGAAGCTCACGAACGGATACAGGCCGGTCGAAGTGTCGGAGCTTGATCTGCGCCTGCGGTTCCCTGGGGATCAGGCCATCGTCGTCATGCATTCAGTCGCGTTCTGGGTGTGGGTCTACATAAAACTTATCTTGGTTGTATTTCAGATATTGACACTTCCAGCATTCAACAAAATCCTTCCGACAAGACAGCACGTGAATGACTGAGCACAGCGCGGAAAGACGCACTCTCTGGCGCCAACGAAAGCGCGCCATGGAAGATCCATACCATTTGCTCTCAAGCCAAAACCTGAAACCGCTGGGTTTAGGCCAAAATCCTTTATACGGAATTTGTATCGGCAAATCCTTCAGTGTTTTTCTCGATACTGTCAAAACACCATCTGGCAGTCGATAGGAGCGTGTCGGCCCAAACTCTATATATTTGACGGATCCGCCTTCGGGCTTCCGGGGAATGAGCCTCATGCCGTTTCCGCATTCACTGGCCGACCGTGATAGAGCGTGGCGAAGAGGTTCGTGCTGCCATTCGGCGTGCTCACGATGATGGCTTTGGCTCCTTTCTGGATCAGGGGTGCGATGCTGGTATACACGCCTGTCTGCTCCTCGAAGTGCGCGAACTCATCGAGCACGATCAGCGAGGCCGTTTTCCCCCGGATCTTGTCTGCCCCGCCCGCGAGCGCTTGGATGACGCTGCCGTTCGGGTAGACGAGCCGGCCTTCAACCGGTTTGACGGAGATACGCATCCACGGCGGGAGGTTCGCTTCGATGAACTGGCAGCGCGCGTGCTGGGCGCCTTCCGGGTTGCAGACCATCGAGACGGCGTCTTCTTGCTTCTGGGCCTGCCAGAAGACCGCTTGGTGGGGCTTGGAGCGGGCGACCCATACACAAAAGGCCGCAACGACCCAGGAGACCAGCATTTGTCTGGACTTTGCGACCACCACCAAGTTTCGGTCTGAGAACACTTCCCACAGTTGCCGCAGATAGTCCAAATGGAGAGGGAAGGGTTTGATGCTATGCTCTGGGTCAGCTTCATCTCGGGTGACCACAAATCGGAGCCAGAAGAGTCCGTCGGACCTGGTCCTTGCAATGGTCTCTTGAACTAGAGCGGCGTATAGTCGCTGGGCTTCGGCCGGAGCCAGTCCATCAGCCTTCTGGAGAAGCTGCTCAAGATCACGTTCCGAGAGGGAGGGCGCGGGACTCATCACGAAGCACATCTCGGCCGAGGAGGTTCTGAATGAGGACCTTCAGGTCCACATTAGTGACCGGGGGGATGCCCGTGACTTCGACGCGCTGCGTCTCTCCGCTGGCGGAGGCGGTGAGCTTGTCGAGGTTCACAACGGCCCGGGTGGAGAGCTCCAGGGACTTGGCGTCCTTGTCCTCAATGGCCTGGCGGACGACGCCGTAGGCTCCCTGGACGACCCCCTGCTGGGTCTGTGCCATCACGTAGGACTTGAACTGGTCCCGGAGGTCCTTCAGCTCAGCCTGGGAGCCTGGCTTGTAGAGATCGACCCGGATCGTGGCATCGGTGACGTTCATCGTCGCTGCTACCTGCTTGCGCGTCATGCCCTGGGCCGTCAGGGCGACTACTTGCTTCCTACGGGCTTCCCGGGCCTCCGGGGGGACGAAGGGCTTCTTCACTCGGGGAGGAGACTCAACCCGTGGCGCAAAGCGTCCAGTACCGTCTCGTCGCTCTTTGGAACGGCGGCGGCTCTCAAGCCAGCGTCGACGTGCGGCCTCCCGTGCTTGGAGATCAGGGCTTTGAGAGAGTTCTTGGTCCGTAGGGCACGCTCGTCATCGGTGATATACTCCCCACTGGGGGCCATAGCGTAGATTGAGGACACCAGGCCATGTGAGCCCAGTGCCTCATTCTCATCATTTATGAGGGGATAGACTTGTTTAGGCGAGGAGCCCTGGTCCATGGCTAGGCCTTCCCGCTTGAGGCGGCGTTCCCAGCGCTGTTGGAGGCGTCGTATGCGCGTCATACCCTCTCACTCTAGGACATGCTACACATTCGTTAAGCAGTGTGCAAATATTTTCACTGTAATCATCACAGGTTAGCTGGGACGCAGGGGGTCTCATCAGGATGAGTTGGTGGCACGGCGGTGGTACAGCGGGGTATATCTTCACCTTCCCAGGAGCCTCATCGTTGATCCTGAGCCATTTACGGGGCTTACAGAAGCATACAGGGGCATATAGGAGCATACGGGGAGCCAGGTAGTGGCACGGGGGCTTGAATAGCCATGCCCGGCCTCATCGCATGGCACCGGGCTCTGGGGGGAGGGGGGCAACGCTGCTACTACTCAACACGTGAATAGTCAACACACTCCTCCCGTACAGGTTAACGCGCTGCTCGCACGCTGCAACAATGAGTAACTATGCGGCCCCATAGGGAAAACGCACTGCAGCGTCTGATAATGACGCTTTATGTAAGGGTGACTGCTAAATAAATATATCCTGGAGAAGAGGTAGCTAACGAACGCGCGCGTGAGGTCAAAATGGGAGGGGATGGGCGGGGGGAATAAGTGCAAAGAATGCATCCTACAATTATTGTCGCAACATGAGCATGCCGCGCATTGAATGACGAGCTGGGCACGCTACCTGTGTACCACTTTAGGGCATAATGCCTGCCTCAACATGACATAGGAGACAGGCAAAATGCCATGACATATACGAATGATGCCAGATAACTAGCTGATATCATAAACTGACGCATAACATCATATCATGGTATGATTCCTGCTACTATAGTGGACCAAGTAGCCCAACTAGCAAGAAAGACCAAGATACGGAGAAAGGAGTCAAGTAATGCCCTACGCACATTGTGATGCCTGCGGGAAATCTCAGTATGAGTGCTGTTGCCCCGAAACCTGCTCGTTGTGCGGGATCAGGACAGATCATGCGACGGCGCGGCATGACGAAGCGATGGGCATGGCGTGTCCTGAGTGTGGTGAGCTGACAGCAGATGGCCAGAGATGCAATGAATGTATCAGTGAACTGGCTACTTACTATCTTCCCGATGAAGGAGGACAAGGATGAGCTTTTTGAATGCCCTGAAAGCCTTGATTCATGACCATCACTGGCACCGAGACGAC